CGTCTGGCCTCAAGGCGCGCGCTAACGCTCAGCGCGAGATGAAAGCCGCTCAGTCCGCCATGAAGTCTGCTTCTGAAAAGATCGCAGCGGCTAAGCAAGACAAGAGAGATTGGGGTTGATAGATGAAGCTAATCACCGAACTAACCGAAGACGTCAAGTATGTCACTGAAGCTACTGAAGGTGGTAAGAAGAACCTCTATATCGAGGGCGTCTTCTTACAGGCCGACATCGCTAATCGCAATAAGCGTATGTATCGCGAGGCTACGATGCAGCGCGAAGTCAGTCGCTACATGAAGGAGTTCGTTGAGAAGGGTCGAGCTTTCGGCGAGCTAGGCCATCCCAATGGCCCGAGTATCAACCTCGACCGCGTATCGCACATTATTACTAATCTACGCCAGGAAGGTAAGAACTTCATGGGCCGCGCTCTCGTCACTGAGACCCCCATGGGCAATATCGCTCGCGGTCTCATCGACTCTGGTGCGCAGCTGGGAGTCTCTTCGCGTGGCATGGGTTCTCTGTCTCCTGGTAAAGATGGCATCATGGAAGTCCAAGACGACTTCTATCTGGCCACCGCCGCAGACATCGTAGCCGATCCGTCAGCCCCAGATGCCTTCGTTCAGGGTATCATGGAGGGTGTCGAGTGGGTATGGGACAACGGAATCATCAAGGCTCAGGCAGTAGAGCAGATGAGGAATACTATCAAGAAGGCGTCGAGCGCTCAGCTAGAAGAAGCTAAGCTCGCCACCTTTGAGAAGTTCTTGAGGTTGCTGTAAATTCGCAATTTCATAAATATATCTATCAGATTCGTAACAAGGGAGCATCATGATGCTTAAGAGCAAGAACAATGCCGTAGAGATGGACGAAGAAATCTCTGTCGGCGGAGGCGCCACTGGCGTCTCTAGAGTTCCTGGTCCTATCGTCAAGGGCGATGTTCACGCGAATCGTCCACAGGACAAGAGCCAGGGCGATAACGCGATGAACAAGCTCAAGGGCGAGACCCCGGGACAGGGTGAGGAAGAAACCGACACCGAGACCAATACCAGGCCGACAGGCGACAACTCTGCTAAGCACAGAACGTCTGTCAGTATGAAGCCGTCTGCAGCCTCTGCAACGATGGAAGAAGTAGAGACCGAACTCCAGCAGCTCTTCGGTGAAGAGGCCTCTGAAGAGTTCGTGACCGAGGCTTCTGCCCTCTTCACGGCCGCAGTCAATGATCGCGTCGACGCCATCGTGGAAGAGCTCGAGACCGAGTACTCTACCCTTCTCGACGAGGAACTCGAGGCCGCTCAGGAGGCCATGGTCGAGAGCGTCGACAGGTATCTGTCTTATGCCATCAATGAGTGGATCGAAGAGAACAGGCTCGTTCTCGAGAATAGCCTCCGCGCCGAGATCGCCGAGGAGTTCATCGACGGCCTGAAGAACCTATTCGCCGAGCACTACATCGAGGTACCGGAAGAGAAGACCGACGTCGTCTCTGAGATGGTATCCCGTATCGAGGAGCTCGAGCAGATGGTCAACGAGAAGACCGACGAGGTCATCGCTCTGAACAGCGAGATCTCTGAAGCAAAGATGGCAGCTATCGTCGAGAGCATGACCGACGGACTCGCCGTTACTCAGGCAGAGAAGCTCAAGACCCTCTGTGAGGGCCTCAGCTTCGATGACGAGAAGACTTTCGCTAAGAAGGTGCAAGTGATCAGGGAGAACTACTTCACTTCTGTTGAAAACAAGCCGATGAAGATGCTCACCGAGGAAGGATTCGACAACAGTGGCGAGTATGCCGAGACTGTCGCTCCTACCGGTGTAATGAACAAGTATGTTCGTGCAATCTCACGCACCACCAAGCTTAACTAATACTAGTAAAACTCAAAGGAGTATAACTCAATGTATCTCAATGAAGAAATCCAGAACAAGTGGTCGCCGGTGCTAGGTCACCCAGACCTACCGGCGATCAAGGACGCGCACCGTCGCTCCGTAACCGCCATGATGCTCGAGAACACCGAGAACGCGCTTCGCGAATCTTCTGCTATGGGCGGCTCTCAGTTCCTCATGGAAGGTCCGACCAACGCTATCGGTAACCCGGACTCTACCAACGCCGGCGCCATCGACACCTTCGACCCAGTGCTCATCAGCCTGGTTCGTCGCGCGATGCCGAACCTCGTAGCCTATGACATCTGCGGCGTGCAGCCTATGACCGGTCCTACCGGCCTCATCTTCGCAATGCGCGCTCGCTACGCTAACAACGCCGGTGACGAGGCTCTGTACAACGAGGCGAACACTCGCTTCTCTACCTACAAGAGCAACACTGATGCTATCCTCGGCAACAAGCAAGTTGGTAACCTTCCAGGTAATACCACCCACACCATCAACATCGCGTCTCAGGACGTGTACAACTTCGCTGGCGGCATGACCACTGACCAGGGCGAAGGTCTGGGCAACAGCTCGCTGACCTTCCCTGAGATGGCCTTCTCCATCGAGAAGGTGACTGTCACCGCTAACACTCGCGCCCTCAAGGCTGAGTACAGCATGGAACTCGCTCAGGACCTCAAGGCCATCCACGGCCTCGACGCCGAGACCGAGCTCAGCAACATCCTGTCTGCTGAGATCCTCGCTGAAATCAACCGCGAGATCGTTCGTACCATCAACATCTCTGCCGTCCGCGGCGCTACCGAAGGCACCACCGCTGCCGGTATCTTCGACCTCGACACCGACTCTAACGGCCGTTGGTCTGTAGAGAAGTTCAAGGGTCTGATGTTCCAGATCGAGCGCGAAGCCAACCAGATCGCGAAGGCTACCCGTCGCGGTAAGGGCAACATCGTCCTCTGCTCTTCGGACGTCGCTTCCGCTCTGCAGATGGCTGGTGTTCTCGACTACACTCCGGCTCTCAACAGCAACAACCTCCAGGTAGACGACACCGGCGCGACCTTCGCTGGCGTACTCAATGGTCGTATGCGCGTCTACATCGATCCGTATGCTGGTCAGTCCGGCACCGGTGTCAACAACAGCTCTGGCCACTACATGACCGTAGGCTACAAGGGTTCTAGCGCTTTCGACGCTGGCCTCTTCTACTGCCCATACGTTCCGCTGCAGATGGTCCGCGCCGTCGATCCGTCCACCTTCCAGCCGAAGATCGGCTTCAAGACTCGTTACGGCGTAGTCGCGAATCCGTTCGCTGGTGGTAACGTCGCCGGTGGTGGCGCTATCTCTAAGGACAGCAACGTCTACTACCGTCGCGTCCTGGTCACCAACATCCTGTAATCATAAGATTCGGGACAACCGAACGAACTGGGGGAGGGCAACCTCCCCCTTTCTTTTTGCCTAAATAGTAGTGAAGGAGCCCACAGATGCCGTCATTTGCAGAAGTCACTGCCAATAAGAACTTCCTGTCCCCTCTCGGGTACAAGTTCGTGATCACGCGACTGCCTAACGTGGACTACTTCTGTCAGTCCATATCCTTCCCCACTGTCACTCTGAATACCGCTACTATTCCTAACCCCTTCCAGAGAATTCCTGTAGCCGGCACTGAGCTGACTTATGGTACTATCAGCGTGAACTTCAAGATCGACGAGGATCTCACGAACTACAAAGAGATCTACAACTGGATGCTGGCACTCGGATTCCCCGAGAGCTACGAGCAGTACAAGGCACTGGCCGAGAAGTCCTCGGTCGACTCGCAGAGGATAAGATCAGACGCATCGCTCGTCATCCTGTCCAGCTCGAAGAATCCAAAGCACGAAGTCAAGTTCTATGACATCTTCCCAGTCGGTCTGACGGGAATGAAGTTCGACTCTACCCTCAGCGACGTGGCATACCTAGAGGCGAGCGCAGAGTTCTCCTATCGCATGTTTACTCTCGATCCCACGACCACGAGTAACTATCCTAGCTATCAATAATCTTGTGTACTTTTTGGACGAGACGTGTATAATACGGCTATATCCAAATAGAATATAACACTAGGCTACATCATGAAACTGGAAGACATCCACACCGAATGGGGTAAGGACTCCAAGATAGATGCACTGAATCTGTCTAGCGAGAGCCTCAATACCCCGAAGCTCCACGGCAAGTATCTAAAGATCCTCTCTGAAGAGAGGCTCAGGCTCAAGAAGTTGAGAACTTCTAAGTCAGAACTGATCCTGGCGAAGAGCGACTACTTCACTGGGAGGATGGACAAGTCCGAGCTAGACTCTCGAGGGTGGGAGCCGTTCGCTCTGAAGCTGCTCAAGCAGGACTTGCCTATATACCTAGACGCCGACAGAGATCTGATTAACATCAATCTGCAGATCGGCATGCAGGAAGAGAAGGTGGAAGTCCTCGATTCTATCCTCAAGACGATAGCTAATAGAGGATACGCCATCAAGAACTACATCGATTGGAAGAAGTTTGAGAACGGATTAGGGTGAGTGAGAGAGTAACTATATCGAGAGTAGATCATGCCTACGTCAGGCTCGACTGCGAGCCGTCTAC